ACCTACTGGTCCTAATGTTTGAATAGTAATATCTTTTTTATAAAAATCAGAATAACCATCTCTACCTGTAACTGACTCATGTCCTAAACGAACCCACTCCATTACTGCTTGGGCACCTGATGGTGTTACTGGATCATATAAATCACATGTAATATTTTCCCAATTTGCTTTACCTTTGATTTTTCTTTTCACGTTAATATGATCAAGAACTACTTCTCCAAATGAAACACTTGGTCTTGAAATTTTCTTAATAAGGTATCCTGGGATTCCATCAATGTCCATTAAATACCTATTTTGTAATTTAGGTTCAAATGCTGTGAACATCATTTGGTTTGTATCTATTATTGCCATCTTTTTATGTTTATTTTATTTCTATTATAAATATATATTTTTTTAACTTTTATGAAGGAAATGTTGCTCCTGTTGGTAAAATATTAAAGTCAAGTACTATAAATTCTGCTGTTTTAGCTGGTTGTAAGTAAATACCTCCTACTAATTGATTTCTATCAATTACATCTGGTGTGTTATTTGATTCATCCATTTGTACTCTAAATGCAAATAATCCTTGTCTTTGTTGTACTGATTCTAAATATGGATTTACAATATTTAAGAATCTTCTTCTTGTTTGTAAAGTATTTTGTTCAAATACTAAGTATTTAGAAGAACTTGCAATAAATTTCTTAAGTGTAATTAATAATCTACGAACATTAATTCTGTCAAGTGCTGTTGATCTTTCTTGTAATGTTTTTTGACCCCAAATACAAACTCCAGTTGCTGGGAATGTTGCTATTGGATTAATTTTATTGTCATATAAAACGTCTCTTTCAGCTTGGTTTAATCTAATTTTAGCTTCCATTACATTTCCTAATACACCTCTATTTAAACCTGCTGGTGCAAACCATTCTGCTGCAATTGCATCTGATTGAGCTATAGCTCCTGGTACAATTACTGATGGTGGAACAAATACTGGCTTATTAGCGGCATTATCCATTACTTTAACCCATGGATAATAAACAGCAGCATAATTGGTGTCTAAACCACTTACTGTGTTTACTGCGCTGTTTACTGATTCTTCTTTACCAGCTAAATCCATTATAAAGAAAGCATCTCCTCTATCTTCACACATATCAATACCTGCATTAGCAACTAATGTGTGGTATTGTTTAATTATACCAGGCATAACTAACATATTAATGTCATATTCGTCTTGGTTTGATATAATGTCAAGTGCTTTTTTATATCCTTTATATCCTGGAGCTGAAGTAGCATCCATGTCAAAACCATATAAATTGTCTCCACCTGTATAATTAACAACTCCATCAATTCCTTGTTCAGCTCCTGTAAATTTAACTGTCCATGGTGCAACACCATCTTGTCCTCCTTGGAAAGGAACTGTAAATTTAACTTGGTTTCCTGTTGGTCCAGTAACTCCTGTTACATCAACTGAAGCACTTAAAGCTCCTGTAAATGCAGAAGAATCTGCGTGACCTGTGTAATTATCAACATTAAATCTACCAGATACATTTGTTTCTTCAATTGAAGGTAATGGTAAAATAAAGTTATTATTGTCTTGTGCTTTTTCTACAAATTTAAATCCTAAATATCCTTTACTATTGTAAACTCCATCTGTTCCTGTTTGTTGTACACCTTCGTATGAAGCTGAAGGGAAAGTACAATTATTTGTTAATGAAGATGTTGCTATTGGATTAATTATAGCAGCAAACCCTTTTGGTGATAATTTAGGTGATGTAGCTTTTCCATCAACTGCTGCGTCTACTTCTACTCTAATGTAATTTGAAATATTTGGATAATTACCTAACATTTCTACTTTACCTAATGTGTCATTATATTGTGGGTATCTGTCTCCTATTTTTCTTGCTATATAGCTTGGTTCATCTGGATCAAGAGTACAACCATTAAATTGTTCTAAAATAACTGGGTTTTTATCATTGTCTCCAAATTTTCTTACAATTATTGAAAAAGTAGAATATTGTTCTTCATTGTCTATGTCTGCTGGTTCTCTTAAATTTGCAATAGATACTTTATAATCCATATTACATGAAGTACCATGATTAAGTGTGTGAAATTTAAATAAATCCTTTGTTGTTTTTGTTGCAGCTGTATTGTAATCGCTGTCTGCTGGATTTCCTAAATTACCTCCTAATAATTGTGATTGAATCATAGGTGTTGAAGCATATGAGTATCCTTCTGCGGCACCTACTGCTGATCCAGTCCAAATTAATTTATTAGTGTCATTATTTACGTTTAGTACTACAATAGAATCTGTACCAAGTCCTGGGTATCCTGTTACTGGATTACCTGATGCTATACCACTTTGTGCACTTGATTGTATTGATTTAAAGTTTATGTAAGTGTATCCAGGGGTTCCTGCATATGTTACTGTTCCATTTTTACTATTGTCTGGGCTGTATCCTAATTGTTTTGGTAAGTAATTGTTATTAGTTGGAACTAAAGATGATGTAAATCCTTTATTACTTATTCCTGTTCCTTTTAAATCAATATTAAATGAAGAAGAAAAGGATGCTGTTGATTGTGCTACTCCACCAACAGTCAAAGTAGATTGATGTAGTGATGGTTGTCCATCTGCTTTAGAAGGAAAAATAGCACTTGCTAAAACTCCTACATCAGATGTATATTCATCAACAACAAAACCACCTTCAATAGCAGAATATCCTACACCTGCGTTTCCTACTACTAAATAAACTCCTGACTGATCTGCGTCTAAAGTATATCCTCCTCCTGCTAGTACTCTACATACTGTGACAGTTCCTGCGTTTTTTAAGTATTCTTGTACTGTTTGTGGTACAAATGTATCAGAGCTTAAACCCCCAAATCTTCTTTCAAAGTCTGCGAAGCTTCTAACTACTGTTGGTACAAATGCTGGTCCTTTTACTGTAGGTCCGATAACTGCTGCTCCTATAGCGCCTACTCCTGCGGGTAAAAATGATAAATCATTTTCTCTTGTAAATACACCTGGTGAAATAATTTGTTCTGCCATTTTATATTTTGTTTATATTGTTATTTCTGGTTGATCGTTGTTCCTATATAAATATGAAAGGAAATCATAAACCAAACCAAAGTAAGCGATTAAGTGTAAAAACCTAATCGCTAATAAATATAAATAAAATTTATAAGACTATTTAGATGGTGTAAAAGTACCTGTTTCTAAATCGATACTTCCTTTACCATATTTGTTTGTTAATTCTTTTGCTATTGTGTTTTCTTTTTTTTCTAATTCAGCTAGTTGTTTTTTTAAAATGTTTTCTTGTTCTTCTAATTTTATTTTACTAATAGCTAATTGCCCAAATTGAGCAGTCATAGTACTTAAGTCTAATTTTAATTGTTTTAATTTTACTAATTCTTCTTGAGAAAAAGAAACAGGAGAGTTTTTAATATTTGTGGGGGAGGGTATTTTATTTCCTATTGCCATAACTTTTATTTATTATATTCAGATATACATATATGTGTTTTTTAAAAACATATATTTTAAGCCATTGTTATTATACCCCCGTAAATAGAATCAGCACCAGTTGTTGTTACTGTTATTGTAAGATATGCAGCGTCAGAACTCCAAGAAACACCTTTTCCAAATGTTAATGATGTGTCAGTTCCAACAGCAAATCCACTACCTCCATCTATTTGTGCAGTAGTTGCGTTTGCAAACTGATTTATATGAACGTTGACTGTGTTTCCAGTGTCAGATCCATAAATAACAACGTGAGTAGGACTTAACCCTATAGGTAAAGTTACATTACACACAAAGACTCCTGTTGCTGAAGCAGTTACGTCTCTCCCACCTAAATGGCTAGTTAAAAAAGATGTTCCATTAGTTCCACGACTTTCAAAATCTGTTGGTGTTATATAATATTTAGTTATTGAGCCCTTATGTTGTTTGGGTATTATATTAGCTGAATGATTATAGCTTACTCCCCCAATTGTTTTTGATGTTGTAAGCCCCCCACATGTTCCCGCCCATGTTAGGCCTTTACTTGTTTGACTAGCATTAACTCCTGGTAAATTTATATTTGCACTACCATCAAATGATACACCACCTATTGTTCTTGCTGTTTGTAATGAAGATGCTTTTGTTCCTTTTATACTTGCACTAACAGTTGCTTTACCTATTGCTTCTCTATTTTCATATATTTTTGCTGTTACAAATTGAAAAGCGTCTGCAAATTCTCCATAATTAGAAGATCCTTTATCTCCTATAATATCTTCCATACTTCTAGAAATGTCAGCTATTGGTTTTTTAATACCTAAGGATGCTGTATTTTCTGAACCTAAATCGCCAAAACCTTTACCAATACGTCCTGATGATACTTCTGAAGCTATGTCTGATTCATCATTTTTATTTAATAATCCACTTGTTAATACCATATTATCTTTTTATTAAAATGTTCATTCTAAAATATATGTCACTATTATTATCATCATTATGTTTTAATCTTGGATATAAAATATCACCTATTGCCAATGCTGTTGAACCATTTGTTACGGAAACAAACATGGGGTTACCTATAGCTCCTGGTGTTCCTGTTGTAGCTGTTGATACTTGTTCTATTGTCATATTTGTTGCAGTTCCTGATGTTATATTAATAGAAGATGCACCACTTGAACCATCAGCATAATCAAAGTCTCCTTTGTATAAAGCAAACTGTGTTGTAGCTACTGTTCCTTCAGTGGCAGCAACTACTAGTACTTGAAAACCTAATAAAGTACATGCAAAAGGTACTATAATACCTGACGTTACAAAGTCTACAGAAGGTAAAGTTAAAACTCCTGAATCATCTCCATAATTTTGTGACCAACTTCTTCCATCTACTGAATTTCTAGTAGGTCCTACCCAAGTACCACTAGATTCGTTGTAGTTAGTATGATAAGCATTTACAAATGTTAAAACTTCTGTGTGACCCGCACCTGTAACTATTGCTAATTTTTGTGCTGTTGATGTTGTTAAAGTATCTCCTGACACATTTATATCTGTGCCATCAATAGTTCCAGAATTAATGTCAACATTTATTAAATTATGGTTAGCAACATTAAGTGCACCTAATAGTTGATTTATTGTAATAGCATTTATTGTTCCCCCCTCTACTTTATCACCACTAATTTGATCA